TCTATCGGTATCTGATATGCCTCAGCTATTACTTTTTGCAGCATCTCTGATCCATAGGTCAGAAGTATCTCATTAGCATCCTTACATCCGTCGATTGAATTTACATACCATATTCTCTCCCTTCCAAGTCTTCTTGTCAACTCATCGCGTAGAGAAAGTCCTGCCGAATCATTGTCTGTAAAAATGATGATTTTATCCTTGTCTGCAAAGTCATCAATACAGTTGTCCAGATATTTTAAGTTCTGATTACCTTTTGAAGCTCCATTTGGGACGCTTACGACGGGGTAGATTCCACTTTCATGCATTGAGAGGCAATCTATCTCACCCTCAACGATTACACACCATTTATAGCCCTCTAATGAGGTCAGGTTGTACATGATCAATTCAGCCCCGGAAACCATACGGAAATTCTTCTCGGCATCACGGTACTTTACATTAACTAAAATATCATTCTTGAAGTAGTTAAAGCAGATTGCATTTCTTGACTTCTGAACTTGAGGGAAGAACTGCTCCTCCTCCGTAATTTTAAATTGCAGTAGGGTATTGTTAGAAATTCCTCTCGACTCAAACCAAGAGACAACCTTATCGCTTACCTTTTGCAATCGAGAGACGGGTCTCACATATTCTACCTTCTTCTCATGTAGATTGACGCTCTTGCCTTCTGACGCGGAGCATGCTGGGTAGTGGCACTTGTACACTCCCATCTCCACGTTTACAGAGAGGCTCTTGTCCTTCTTGTTTGATCTTCCATCTACACAGAACGGGCAATTAACCTTCTGCTGTCCTGAGATGTCCTTGCACTTAATTCCTAGTGCTGTTATTTTTTGGTAGTTGCTCATATTTTCTTGAAGTATCCTTGTTCTGCTCTATCGATTTCTTGTTGTGTTTTTAAGTGTGTGCTTCCAAAGATGTCCCTCACTTTAATCTTTCCCTCTTGAATCTTGTAACCATCCTTAAACCAAACGTGCATCTTGAGTTTCCAATTTCTCACGGGAGATCCACTCTTGTCGTGCCAATTGCCATCTGTGTAATAGTTGAAGGCTTTTACCGCAGCCTCCTCTGTATAACCCTTCTCCTTAAAAAACATCTTCACTTCTTCTACATTAGGTGGCACAAAACTATTTTTCGGTTTTTTTGCCAAAGTATTAGTATTTGTATTTATATCTGTATTTGTATTAATACTCTGTCTTTGTATAGGCATACTTTGGCCGATGTCGGCAAACACCGATGTCGGCTTTTCCCGAGTGTCGGATTCCTCTAATATCGGATCTTCATAAACAACGTGATTCCACCCCTTAAATACTTTTGTTTGAGTGTCAATAACCTTAACGGATATTACGTACCCTTTATCTTGCAAGCCTTTAAATACGCGGTCAATAGTCCCCTTAGAGTCGGGCATATTCTCATGCAGCTTTGATTTGTATAATATCCAATCTTCTGGTAAAGAAAGCAGATAGACCAGCAGACCTCTCTCCTCTATTGTTAAACTTTTTGATCTAAGAACGTCGTTCTTAACCATTGTGAAATCTCTTACAGATTTTGCTCTTACAATTTGTCCTGTGTTCATAATATTTCAGTGAAAAAAAATGCCCCGAAGAACAGGGAGGTAGAGGACTCACCTATTCAACAGGGCTAATGATTTTATGTTTGTGTCGGCCTCTACTCCAACGAAACAAATGTAATACTTTTTACGCTGCTCTCCAAATACGAACACCGCCTTCCATAGTTCTTGCGGTAAGCTCGTAGTTTCTTTTCTTCTTTTGGTAGAACAATTTAGCTAGGTACTTTGATGTCTCTCCTTTAACGAAGAAAGAATCACCGACCTCTAATTCAGGCAAGATGTATTCTGTCTTGCGGCCTCTTCCACTGCTATCTGGGATCGGAATGTTTTTGTCAATATTTAACATGGTATTTTTTATTATGTGTGTTTTTACTTTTGCAAATATAGTGACACTCTTACAAATATTCCAAATTAAATTTAATAACAAGTCAACATCGAATTGTTGAAAACTATACAAACCAATATATATTATTCAAAACAAATGCAAGTATATTTGCAAAATAAAATTATATAAAAATGAATATTACAGGGAAAATCAAATCGGTAGGCAGCACCGAACAGAAGAGTGCCAAGTTTGCAGTTAGAACTTTTGTAGTTGAGTTAGACGGCAAGTACCCAGAGTTGATAGAGTTTCAACTTGTTAACAATAACACACTTATCATTGATCCATTTAAAGCAGGTGATGATGTTGATGTTCACTTTAATCTTAAAGGTAGAGAGTATAACGGAAGGGTTTATAATTCTCTACAGGCATGGAAGATTGAAGGTGAATCTAAAATAAATAATAATGAGACAACACCAACAGAAACTACCCCCCAGACCACAAACCAAAACAAAGAAGACGGAGACCTCCCATTCTAAGTTAAAAAGAAAGTCCCCCTTATTTAGGGGGATTTTTGTATTTTTGGATAAAATTAACCATATGTTCTTTAAGTCCAAAAAAAGAAGAGAAGAGGAAGAGGATGATAAAAAACCACTTCCCGTACTTTGTGCTACTACTTGTGTAGTATGGAATACCGAAGACGAAATAGAGAGCAATCCTGGTCAAAGTGTGTATACAGACTCTGTTCCAATAATTTTTGACATTACAAAAGTTGCCGCAATACAAGCTGATGTGGAGTTTCGTAATGACGGTTCAGCATCAATAGGATCGAGAACTTTAATATATATAACCGGATCGACAGAGCCTCTAATTATAGACGCTCCGTACCAATCTTTCTTAGAGTATTTTACTCTTTTAAAATCTAACGAGTTCCACAACAACGCAAATCACTAAGTTTTTAAATTAGCTATATGACAATTCCAAAACTAGTACAGATCCTCCACGCTAGGCCAGGTTACTTAAAGTCAGGCCCAAGTTACATAGCAAGAAAATTTAAAGTTAGTTTACAGGATGCTACAGCAGCTTTGAAGTCTGCAAGAGCTGAAAGAAACCAAGTTAATAGGAAGGTGGTAAAGGTTGAGTTATCCAACGATTCGGATAATGTTATAACTGAGTTTGAGCAGTATTTAGATAAAAACGGTATCGACCACTCAATGGTTAATTCTGTTAAATACTGGCAAAATATGAAGGGAGAACAGAGGTTCTCTGTAGTAACTAAAAGCGATAGAAGAGCAGAAGAGATTCAAAAAGACATTGAAGAATTTGCAGCTAGTTATAGCCCTAAAGCTAGAGTAATAACTAAAGGAAGAGGACCGGACTATAAAACAAAATCAACTCTTGAGATTTCTTTACCTGATATTCATTATGGAAAATTGACGGATATTACCCTAGAAGAAATGGAGAGACAATTCCTTGATACAATTGAGGATTTAATCAATAAAGGAAGGGGAATAAATATTGAGAAAATTCTTCTTCCAATTGGAAACGATGGAATGAATACAGACGGGATGAGAATGGCTACAACAAAAGGGACTCCTCAGCACGATGTTATTGGTTGGAAAGAATCGTTTAAAGGTTACTGGACTTTAATAGTTAGGGCAGTAGATTTCTTGAAAGATGTAGCTCCAGTTGATATTATTGTTGTATCTGGAAACCATGACTATGAGAGAATGTTTTATGCTGGAGATGTATTAGCAGGGTGGTATAGAAACGATCCTAACGTAAATGTAGATAACTCTACAATGCCTAGAAAATATTACATGTATGGCAAAAACATGATAATGTTTACTCATGGAGATAACGAAAAGCCAGGTGATATGCCGCTAATAATGGCTACTGAACAACCGGAAATGTTTGCAGTGACTGAGTTTAGAGAAGCGCATTGTGGGCATTACCATAAAGAACAGGTAAATGAATACCGAGGTGTTAAGGTGAGATTCCTCCCTTCAATATGCGCTTTAGATGAATGGCATAAGAAGATGGGTTATCAAGCATTAAGAACAGCCCAGGCATTTATTTGGAATCACGATGAAGGTCTTGAAGGGTATTTACAAAGTAATGTTAAATAAAAATATGAAATTATACATTTTGTCATTTGACACTGCCTATGAGACAGAGAATATGAGAGAGGCAATATTGTTGCTTCCCACGTTTACACAAGTACGAAATCACTAACAAAAAATGGGAACCGTTGTTCCCACTTTCTGCACACAAATAAAAAACACACACAGGACCAGAACAGTCCTATACAAAAGTATTTCAATTTTACACACGAAAAAAACATTATATGAAGTATTTGAATTATTTACCTGTTATTTTAAATGATGGAAATCATTTAGTTACAGGTTTCAATGTAGGAGACACTAGAATACATATGTCTCTTCACCAAAATGGTCAAGATGCCGAATATTGGACAAATATCGACTGCACTGTACACTCTGATTATTTAACTTGGAAAAAGGGAGATAGTGTATTTATTAAGTACAATGAGATCCGAGAAGTATGTGGTGTATACGGATCTTCAAATAGAATTATGTTTGACGGAAATTGTCAAGTTCATCTTATAAATCCAGAATATGTTTATCTTACAATACGTGATGGGGAGATGATTATTCCTGATGGATTCTCTTTAGTTCTTCCAGCTAAACAAGAGAAGAAAAAAAGTGAATTTATTATAACGATTGATAAAGATGAAGAAGACACCTTTGAGAAGGATATTTGGAAGATAATAAAAGTAGGTGGTCCAAGCCCTTTAAAAGAACTTGCGTTTGGAACAGATGCCATTCCACAAGAAGGTTGGTATGTTAAAGTAAGAAAAGACCGTGGAGTTCCACTCGAAGCTCATTTAAATAAAAAACTTAATGAGAGATATTTTTTAATTAGCCACAATGATGTAATGGCTTATGAAATTCGATAACAAAGAATTTGAAAAGTTAAAATACCCGATCCATAAGATACCTATGGATCAGCCTGTTCTATTTGAATTTTCTGACCTATCTAAATTCTCCATAGTATTCTCGGCAAACGATTTACCTAAGCAATTAGATCCAGATCTTGTTCTAAGGTATTTAATATTTATGTATGATCTAGGATCCCCTGGACAGGGCATACCTGACTTAAAGAGAAGAAAGACGTGGGCTATGCAATGCTTAAATATTGAGCCTCCATACACAAAACATATTACTGATATGTTGTCGTGGAAAATTAAGGGAGTTAATAGAAGGGCAATATACTTCCTATTACTTATGGGTGGTGAGCAGTATATGGTATGGAAGTCTGCTGAGGAAGCTCTCTTGCGTTATACAGAATTAGAGATTAAATTAGAGGCTGAGGATGAAGTGGCACAAGCTAAAATTGTTCAAGCTGAAAAGACTCGAAGGGAGATTATTAATATGACTATGAGTCAAATTACCTCTTCTAAGAATCAATTTTTACAAGGAGAAAAAAGCAAGGATCTTGATGATGAGTTGACGGAGTTCACTTTGCTCGATTCGCTTGGCATTAGACCGGAGGAATATATTCGTGAATTTCAAGACAAGGGGGATGTGTTCCCTGATATAGATGCGTGATACTAAATACCCATATCAAATAGCCGACAAGTCTGTGTTTTTAAACACGGACGATGAGGATTTGTTTAAAATTGAAGTGCCGGTATCAACACCTGAAGAGTATTATAATTTACCGTATGAAGAGGCAATAAAAAAAATAGATGGGTACGGTATTTCTCCTGAAAAACAAAAGTTTCAGTATCAAGAGATGCCGGCTAAATTGAAAGATGTAGAGGCTGTCATTAGAAAGAAAAAACAGATCAAACCTAAGGACGTTATTCGCCTTGAGGATATAGATGAGGAATTGTTTAGCAATGCGGCATACTACTCAAAAGAAATCATCTGGATTAAGAAACAGATAAGAAGACATTACAAGGGTTATTTCTTTTTTAATAATGGGAAGCCTACGTACATCCCAGGTTGTATGTATACCTACTTAAACTTCTGGCCAATTGGTAATCCTAAGAATAGAGATGGCTTACCTGAGTATAGAGATAGAGATAGAAGATGGTTTGCAGGTGTAATGTATTCATATACAACACGAGATGGTGTATTTAAGTTTAAGGTAGTTTATACAGATGGCAGCGAGTCGTTTGTTAGATACTTTAACAACAAAAAAAGTGTTGATGAGTTTAAAGATATTAATCCTCAGTGTTATGTTGAAGAAGGAAACTTTATTATTGATACTGGAGAAAGAACAATGTACGGGGTTATTTATCCTAAACATCGAAGAGAAGGGGCTACATCTCGTGCAGGATTTTTAAATTGGTACATAACGGCAACCATGGGTATACAGCGTTTTGGAGGTATACAGAGTATGTCAGATTACCACTCCACTCAAGTGTTTGTGGATCACATCGCAAAGCGTCTCCGCAGAATGCCATTCTTCTTTAAGTTAATGACTGAGGGATCTTCTGTTCCAAAGGAGGCGATACAGTTTACTGCACCTGCAAATAGAACAGCAGGAGGTGTTGGAACAACTTCTCTTCCTCCACACGAGGGTTGGATAAACCACCGTCCCTCAGGAGAGAGAGCATACGATATGGAAAAACTCCACTTCATCCACCACGATGAGGTAGGCAAGGTTGATCCTAAGAATGGTATTAACGTGAATATTATTGATAGGTGGAGGGTTGTTATGAAGTGTCTTGCTCAAGGTCCTTATATCCACGGCCTTGGCCTTTTAACATCTACCTTAGGTGAAATGGAGAAAGGGGGTGGAGATCAGATGAAGCGACTAATCCTTGCCTCCAAGTTTGAATCTCGAAATGATAACGGTCAGACAGCCTCAGGTTTATTTACAATATTCTTTCCGGCATACGATGGACTTGATGGTTTTATCGATGAGTTTGGCAATTCTATTGTTGATGATCCAAAGAGACCTGTTAAAAATAGTGATGGTCGTATGGTATCCATTGGAGCTAAAACGTATTTGAAAAACAAAAGAAAATCATTTGAAGATAGTGATGATCAAACAGGATTGATTGAAGAGATGCAGAACTTTCCATTTACATTAAAGGAATGCTTTATGTCGGCATCAAGAGACTCGTCTTTCCCTGTATTGAAAATTAGAAGGAGAATTAGTGAATTAACATTTCAACCTCATCTCACAAGAAGATACAATTTTGAGTGGGAATCGGGACGTGGTTCTCGTGTTATATTAAAAGAAACAGAAGAAGGTAAGTTTATTATATCACATCTTCCTCCTCACGGATTAAGAAATTTAAAGGAATGGGATACTGATACAGAGTCATGGAGACCATCATGGAATGTGATGAATAGGTATGTATTAGGAGCCGATCCCGCGAAGTATGAGACGCATGAGGTTAGCGGAAAGAAGAAGTCTTATCATGCTGGAGCCATGTTCTATAAGAGAGATATGTCCACTGATGGTGATAATGGTACTGAAATAAAATTGCGTAGTCAATGGAATAGTGATAAATTTGTGCTTACTTATAAACAAAGAGATGTAGGTAGAGAGGAGTATGCAGACGATATGGCAAAGGCTTGCGTGTTTTACGGAGCGATGTTATACCCTGAGATGAATATCACTCACCTCTACGAACACTTCTTAGAATGGAAGCTAAGTGGTTACTTGTTATATGATATGAATGAGCAGGGTGAAAAGAAGCCGTTGCCGGGTAGAATTACCACGGATGGATCTAACAACTCAGCAAAACAGGATATCTTTGATACATGGGAACAGTACTTGAAAGATGGGTGTGAGTATGAGAATCATATTGAAATTTTAGAGGAAACGGCAAATATTGACGGAAGAGCGGAGATGACAAAGTATGATATTTTTACCGCTGGAGGGTATGCACTTTTGGGAAGTAAGTCATTATACCCTAAATTTGTAGAAATGAATGAAGAAGCTTCTAAAATTGATGGTGATTTATTTGGTACTTTTGATTACTTTTGATTATTAAAATATGAACGAATATACTGTACTTTGGCCTAGGGATGATATCGATCCTAAGAAAAAGAATAACAACTGGTTATCTCAAGTTGGCCGCGCCATTTTTTATCGTTATGAAAATAACAAGACGTACTATAGCCGTCATGATCTTGCCCGTTTATTTGAAATAAAAAATTACTCTGAGGGAAGACAAAGTCCACAGAAGTATATTGATATGTGGGCTAGCCGTGGGGATGAGAAGACCAAGGGTACTAATTCGGGTTTAAACATGGCCAATGCTCGTGGTAAGCGTAAGGGATATGCAAATATCGACTTCACTCCATTCTCTATGGCTCCTGAAATCAAGAGAATTATCATGTCTGTATTAGGCACAGAGAATCAGAGAATACAAGTAGACTCTATTAATCCAGACGCTCGCAATCAAAGAGCTTTAAAGAAGTACCAATTATATACTAAGAGTAAGTTAGATCCTATTTTAAAAAAAATGGGTAAACCACAAATAGCTGAAAATGAGTTTGTTCCTGAAAACATTACCGAATTAGAGCTATATGAAACTCTTGGTGGATTTAAATTAAACTTTGAGATAGGCATAGAGAAACTAGCTGAATTTGGTTTAAAAAATAGTGATTGGACAAAGATTGAACGTCAGCTTAAGGATGATGCTATGAACTTTGGTTTTGTTGTAGTTAAGGATTATACTGATCCTGACACAGGAATGGCAAAGGTTAAATATATTGACGTTACTAAATTTGTTTGCGCTTGGACCGATGAAAGTCAAGGTGATAACAGCCCTTTTGGGGGACACTTCCAAAAATATAGTTTGCCAGAAGTTCGTAAGATTCTCCTTCAAAATGGATACTCAGAGGATGAGACTGAAGGTCTTGTATCTAAAATTGCTAAATGGTCTTACGACACGGTTTACGCTAATGATAGATACGGATGGTCTTGGTACTCTCAAAGAGATACTATCACGGACCGTATGCGTTACGATGATTTCTTTGTAGATGTTCTTGAGTTTGAATACATCTCTAAAGACAGTAATTTTTTCAAAAAGAAAAGTAGAGACGGAAGCGTTCAATTCTATAAGGATATGTTCGGTGATGTTGTAAACACAGAGAAGAAGAAAACGGTAGTCATTGATGGCCATTTTATATACGAAGGTTATTTCTTACCAGGTGCTAATATAACAGTAGGTGGTAAACAGAAAAACATGAAGAGGGTTAATAAGC